GCCGCTAAAGTCTGTTCTGTTCCAAACAATCTCTACAGGAGAAGCATATCGTGTCTGAGCAACTGCAGATATGAAAGAGCCAGCAGCGCCAGCATTGACGTTTACGCCCCATGCAGCTTGTGAACGTCCAGAAGCCTCAGCAATTGCACTGCTGTGCGTTGAGACTGTTGCCTGCAAAGGAGCAAGCACCGTTCTGTCTCGTACTTCGGTTTCTGTTGCTCGGCGAATACCAAATTCATGCCAGTCAATTGTTTTTGCCGCGATGGTGCCGAAACCGTCCCATCCAGTCATTGGGTGGCATCTCAGAACGGCTGATGTTGTATCTGTAATTTGGAATAATCTTGAGAAGCGATATGTTCTACCAACAACTCCATTGCCGTGCACTACTCCATTAACATCTGGCGTAGTAACGAATGAATCAGAAACGGCGCTGATTGCCCCCAATCCAACATTAAACCAAGATGCATAGTGTCCTGCGCCTACCAAGGTTCCCGAAACAAGTGTGAATTCAGATGTCAACACATACCAGCCTGCAGTGCCTAATGAAAGTCCTTCGTCAATACCATAGCCATCGAAGCCGTTTGAGCCGGTTATCGCATAGAAACCATTTTGTCCTGCAGTTACAGATTGTCTCAGAGTATATCGACCAATCTTGCCTGTCTCTCTAGAACCATTAGGGCCAGAAGCAAGTGCCCATCGGTTTGGAAGGTGTGTTCCGTCTGGCCAATCACTAAAGTTTGGGTTTCTATTCAAATAACTTCGGCTCATTGAGTTATTAACGGATGCAGTCAATGATGTGATGGATGATGCTGTTGCAGCATCAGCTGTAGTCAATGCTGATATCTGGCTTGAGTGCGTTGCTACTGTTGAAACCGTCGGGTCAAGAACAGTCATTCTACGAATTTCTTCTGGTGTAGCAGGTCGTAAGCTCAGCTTGTATATTGTTGGATGCTTACCTTGACCTGAGTCTTCACCACCATGGAAGAAATAGATTCTGTAGTTGTTGATGTTTGGATGTGTGAAATACATTAGTTTCTTGAAACTATAGAATTTCCCAGCATCACCTTCACCAAGTGCAGCGCCTGTTTGGTTATTGATGTCGGTTTGTAAAACAATAGTTTGTGACGCAACCTCTGAACCACCTGAATCTAGCGCTTGAACGTATACCAACATAGCATTCAATCTACCGATGCGAATTTCCATGTCGCATTCAGCAACAAAATATCCTTGTCTAATCTTACCCAACTGTGGGTTCAACGACCCAACTGACGCAAATATACCTCGGGTTTCGCCAGGTGAAGCGTCCCAGGCAATACCATAGCCAGTGCCGTTTGGACCAGCTACACGATATGTAATATCAGATAGATTGTAATTTACCCAGCCATATGGAACGCCTGTTGGATTAGCATAGTTACCAAAATTAGGGTTGACTACTAATGAATTGGTTGCTCTGCTTGACTCAAACGATGCAGTCAGGTTGGTTATCGAAGTTACTGCTGCTGCATCGGCTGTTACAAGTGCTGAAATCTGGCTTGTGTGAGTTGCAACAGTCGTTTGCATAGGAGCAAGAACAGTCTGGTCTCTAATTTCAGCAGGCGTCGCATCACGAACGCTACAACGATGCCATTTGATAGTTTTTACAGCCGTCCCAACACCAAAACCAGTCCATTGAGACATGGCGATAAGCGTCCAGTCTGTTATTGTGTTTTCAGTGTATTGAACCAATTTTGCGAATTTGTATCTTCTACCAGCGGTTCCCGCACCGGCTTCGACAAAGAAATCGAGGACCTGAGCAAGAATACCGTTCTGTGCAAGATACATACCAGCACCTTGAAGAGAACCGGACACAAGTGTGACGTCACCTTCTATGACATACCAACCAGCCGCTTTTTTATTCAGCATACCATCAGGTGTTGATAGTATTCCGTAATTGCTGCTCGCATCTGTTGTGTGTTGGTATGCGTAACCACCGAGGTCTCCGGTCACTCTTGTGACGCTCGAACCAAGAGACCATTCAGCCCAGTTTGTGGGATACAAGTTACCTGTTGGCCAATCAGCGAACGTTGGGTTCTTGTTCAAAGAGTTGAGGCCAATGGTAGCGCTCAACACTGCACTTTGAGAAGCCGATGCAGCACTCGCTGATGCGTTGGTCGCCTGCGTAGTTGCTATAAATGCGCTACTGTTAGCAGAAAGGCTTTCTGTGATATCTTCGAATTTAATAGAAACGACATCACTTGTTGTGCCGGCAACATAGAACAATCGTAAGAAAGGTCGAATATAAACGGTGCCACCAGGAGGTGTTACTTCTGATAGAAGTTCTTGGTTAGCATATGTACCATTGGCACTGAAGGACACAGACGATGCGGAGATGAAATCGTGATTACTATCAAGATACGCTATGAACAGTCCGTATGAAGCAGGCCCCGTTCCTCCTGTGTGTCCTACTCTAGCCGTGGCTTTATAACGACGTCCAGTAATGTATTTAACAGAACCGCGTGATGCGACGTCCCAGAAAGGATCTTGAGAAATGATACGTAATATTCTTCCTTCTGATGTTGTTACAAAAGACTGAACCGTATCATTGGTTGGCTCTGGGAAATTCTGATACGGAGCACCATAGAAATAGTTTGGACCCGACGACCAGAATTTGCCATCTTGAGAGAAATCGTGAGGTAGTAGCGATGCTGCCGTTTTCTTTGAATCAGTCGCAAAGCTGGCTGAAAGCGTCTGACTGGTCGATGCTGCAGAAGCGCTGTTATTCGCAGAAACTGCTGCCGATGATGCAATACCAGCCTGAGTGCTTGCTGTATTAGCAGAAACTGCGGCTGCTAAACTGCTGCTTTCAGAAGCGCTTGCGAATGTGCCCGCTGTATTAGCATGTGTGTTTGCTGTTACCTGAGAGTTGAAAGCAGCAATCGCACTTGTGTTCGCTTGGTCTCTGAACAATTGAGCCTGCTGAGCGAAGGTAGAAGAAGTGTTCGCCGATTGGAATGAACTATTCGCAAAGGTTTCAGCCTGATTTCTAGCCGTGATAGTCGCTTCTAGAAAATCTGATGACAAGCTACTTTCTGTTGTATCGTTGAATTTAATGAAGTGGACTTGGAAGGTTGGGTCAACAGTACCACTGTTTACAAACAATTGTAACGCTGGACGAATTGCCACTGCTCCGCCGCTAATGAACGAATCTGTGTCTATTTCTAGAACGATATCCTTCCAGGTGGAATCATTTGTATTACCGGAAACCAAAGTCTCTTCAGAATAAACAATCGCATCACCTGCAGCATTGAGACCAACAATCTTAGCCTTTACATCATATGTACCATCACCACCGATATATCTATAGGAACAAGCAACCTTAGTCGTTCTGGTTGGTATTAATGTTTCCGAACCAGTTGAATATATCGTGTAACTGATTGAAGCTCTGGTAGGAGTCTTCTGAAATACCTTGCCTTTACCTGATGCAATAGGAAAGGAACCTGTGATAGGATTATCGAATTGGTCAGCTGAATTGAAACTGGTTGACCAATATCTACTTTCTTCTTTGAAGTCGAATGGGAATAGATTACCAGCAACAATTCTAGATACTAGGCTAGACTCTTCTGATACTATTGAATACTGAAAAGAATCGTTAGCAAACGCCGCTGCTGTCGTCGCTGAATTGGCAGCAGCGAAGGCAAAACCATTTGCAGAGTTAGCAGCACCAGCAGCAATATTCGCAGAATAACTCGCTGAATTGGCAGCATCTATTGCAATTTGTATGGTTCCAGAAATGTTATTAGCAACAGCATTTGCGACTGCACCAATATCAATATCAACATTCGCACTGATATCATTAATTCTGATTTGTATAGGCTCACCCGTCTCTGTATCCAAAGCAGGTAATATTTCAAAACCGGTAAGGTTCTCTTTTCGTGGGAGATTGGAAAGTTGCGTTTCCATAATTACACTTTATACACTTGAATTAATTTCATAGACCATATATTTATAGAAGAAAAGGATGAAAATGATAAAGAAAACACTACTAATTTTGGGTCTACTTTTTTCGACCCAAGCGAACGCAGATAATAACGAGATTCAATGTTTAGCAAATGCAATTCATTATGAAGCAAGAAGCGAAGGACACACAGGCAAAGTAGCCGTTGGTAACGTCGTAATGAACAGAACAAAGAGTGGCAGATTTCCTAAAGGTGTCTGCAGAGTTGTATCGCAAAGAAATCAATTCAGTTGGTATCCAGCCAGCAACACAAGAAATGAACAAACCCTAAAAATTGCTAGAGATATTTATCAAGGTAATTTACAAGATAGAACATCGGGTTCATTATTCTTTCACTCAACTTCGATTAAGAAGCCAAGAGGATGGAATGCTCGATATATTATGACCATCGGGAGACATAGATTTTACAAATGATTAGTGTAGTAGATATAGAAAAAGACATTCAAAGAATGGTTGATTCGGACGAAGACTATCTGGATGCCATTCTAGAATATGCTGAAAGGAACGATATCGAAGTTGAAACGATATCCAAAATCATTAAAAAGAATTCAAACCTTTTGACCAAGCTCACTTTGCAGGCAGAAGATTTGAATTACATTGAGAAAAAGAATAGACTACCAATTTGACACCCGCCGATTCATTTCGAAGATATTGTGCCTTCAAAGCACATTTCAACGGGTCTACTAACTTCTTCAAATATAAGAAACTGAAGAAGATAAAGTATACAACCTTCTCGGCAAGAAATGATAAGATGTTCTTCAACAAGCTGGCCAAGGAAAAGCGGCGAGACTTTCTGCTTCTGGCTAATCTGCTAGAAGATAAGAATCGTTGGATTGGTGAAATTGTTGGAGACAAAGGATACAAGGCTCTGGATAATTGGTTGCCTCGTATACAGAATCTATCAGAGAATTTTAAGAATGATTTATCAAAGATAACGAAACAGGATCTTCTATCAACTAAGATATTTGGTAAATGTTTTGATGATGAAATATCCTTAGAGTCAATGGTTATTCTAAATTCTATTTTTAAATTAACAGAAAGATACAAAGATGAAATGGACGTCAAATACTTATACAGTGACATGGTAGATATACTTGATAAATACCAACCATTTCTTGAAAGAATTATGGACAAAGCAGAGTTGAAGAAAATTGTTAAGGACAAATTCTTTTCTTGAGTTAATTATGGGTAAACCATATAAATAGAGTATATTATGAATTAAGTGATAGAACGAAACTACATTATGCATACCGTGATAAAACAGAAAAACAGGTAATAGAAAAATGAACTCATTTGCAGATTTTAAGAAAAGACAAGACGAATTAAATTCAAAGTTATTGAACGACGCCGAAAATGAAGGCAAAAAAGGAAACCAAGAAGCTGATGACAGATTCTGGTATCCATCAGTAGACCAGGCAGGTAACGGTTATGCCGTTGTAAGATTCCTTCCTGCCCCTCCAGGTGAAGAGAACGCGTTCACCAAGCTTTACAGATATTCTTGGAAAAACGAAGATACCGGTCGTTGGTATATCGAAAACTCACCTACTACTATTGGTAAGGATGACCCATTCGGCGAGCACGTTCGCAAGATGTGGGCGATTGCTAATTCACATGGTGACAAGGAAGGCAAGCATATTCCAAGAAGAAAGACGGATTACTTCTTCAACGTATATGTCATCAAGGACCAACAGAAGCCAGAAAACGAAGGCAAGGTCAAGTTGATGAAGGGCGGCAATTGGGTCTGGAATAAAATCAAGACCAAGTTGATTCCTGAATTCGAAGGCGAAGAAAGTGTTCCAGTGTTCGACTTCTGGAACGGCGCTGACTTTAGAATCAAAATCAACAAGAAGGGCGACCATAGAAATTATGACCGTTCGGAGTTTGATGCTCCTTCACAGTTCTTGGATGGTGATGATGCTAAGTTGGAAGAAATTTGGAACCAACAGTATAGCCTAGAACAATTCATCAAGGAAGATAACTTCAAGAGTTTCGACGACCTTGAGAAGAGAGTTCATCACGTTCTTGGTGTTGACTCCGGAAGCGCAGCAGCGAAGAAGAATGAAGAGCAAAAGACAGAAGCGCCGAAGCAAGAAAGAGCAGTAGAAGAAAAGAAGATTGTTGAAGCAACCGAAACGGTTGATGATGACGATGAGGATTTCTTCGCTAGACTTGCGGAAGACGACGACATTCCGTTCTAAAGATTATTTCAAGTCATTTTCCGTAAGGATTTGAAATTCGTAATTATGGGAGGCACACCATTTTTTGGCGGCCTCCCATTTTGCTGAGTTACGTCCCCATTCCTGCACTTCCCAGATATAACCCTTGCTAGCCTTCTTTTGTGGCTTGGGTGGTTTACATTGAGAAGCAGGTTTAATCTCAATCATATATTTCTTTCTCTTTCCATCTTTATCTAGAACTTCTATTGTGAAGTCAGGAAAGTAGCGATGTCGTTTTCCATCAATAGGTGACACGTAAGAAACAGTCATCTCTTCCGATGCCCAAGATATTACGCTGTCTGTTTTATCCAACCATCTCATGTAACTGAATTCCAATCCAGAACGATATACTATCTTGGTTGGGTCACCTTTGTATTTCTTAGGATTCATCGGCTTGAAAAAGCCTTGATTATATTTTCTCGCCATATTGTATTTAGCTCTTGACAGCAGAGTAGAAATTCGTTATAAGGATGTATTAGAAGGAAGGTGTTTATGGTTAAGTATTTAGTAATCCAAACTAAGACTCCTGGTCCGCAGCTTATTACTATGGAATGGCAGAATATGGCTGGTGTTTGGAAATATGCTTTTCCCGGCGGCACCGAAATCATAGGCGTTCTAATTAAATAAGGAGACATTCGATGTTCACGTTGCAAAACAAAAAGACCAAAGAATTCGTCCAGTTCGAAGTAAGTTCGAACGGAGATGCAGAATTTTCTAATTCTGAACAGTATGTATTAACCGCTTCTGGATATGGTGATATGTATTGGTTCGCTCCTAATCGTATAGTTGCCGAACGTGCTTTGGCAACGAACACCGCGTGGTATAATGCGGACTATTCAACTCCTTCGCATGGTTATGATTTTAGGCCTGCAGAATGGGAAGTTGTTGAAGTTGAGTTGGTTGTAAAGGATTAACTACTTAGAATTGAGAGGAAGTCGTCGTAGGAAACATCAACGACGTCTTCTTCTACTTCCTCTTCGTAGGTAAAGAGTCCCATCATTGCCATCTGCTCTTCCATCTCTTGCTTGCTTCTTTCCCGAAGCTCAGCCATGGTATTGATGTCAGTCAATTCTTTGAAATAATCCTGAGCCGATAACCAAGCGAATAGAACCAAAGTCATAACAAGGTCGTCATGCCCGCCTTCTTCTGCCTTATAGGAATTCTTATCGCGAACGAATCTAGATAATTCGTGTATTGTGTTCGCATCATTGACAATGAATTGCTGTTGTTCTACTAAGAGCTTCAATACGGCACAACCTTTGGCCTTTGTTGCTGTGGATGTTCTGATTCCTATCTCCGCTCCACGAAGAGATATGGCTATTCTTTTACCTTTGGCACCGCCATTTTCGGTATACAATAGATTTCCGTATTCGTTATTGAATAGAATATTAGTAACTTCAGGACCAAGGTCATTGTTTTCTACTAAGACAGCGGCTTCGTTATACCAAGTCCCTATGCGGAAGATGACGTCTGCGTATTCAGCTGGTGATATTAGATTGTTTTTGTAAACACATACTTGTTTGTATGGCATTTCAGTAATGTCAACGATAGAGAAAGCCGAGTAGTCTAATCCTTTACCTCGGCTAACATCACAGGTCATTGTATAGATATGGTCTTTTACAGGTGTTTCGTATACATAGAGACCTTCCTCTTGACTGATTGGAAGTTGATGAATAAGGTCCTTTAGGACCTTACCTGATATAAGTGTCGAAGATGAACCAAGGAACGAAACTTCGTATTCCTGAGCAAATCGCTCTAGGTCATTATTCAAACCATTCAGAGTGTTCTTTTGCCATTCAGCATCACGACCAGGAACCTGGTCCCAAGTAACTTTGATTGGATTGAAACCATTCAGACCACGTTCTGCTTCAACCCAGAACTTGTGAAAGTGGTTAAGACCTTTTGGTGTCGAGACCATAACAATCTTGGTTTCTTTACCAGATGAAATGGTAGGATAGGTTGAGGTATAGAATTCATCGAAGTTTTCAATGAACGCGGTTTCGTCTAAGAATAGACAGTTAATCGAGAAGCCTCGAATAGAGTCGGACGAAGTTGCTGCTCCGATTGCTCTAGAACCATTTTCCAGAACCATCGAACCTTTATTCCATTCTACGACACCTTGCTGCAACCAATTCGGAAGATTTAGATAAGCCTTCTGAACTCTGCCTAGAATTTCCATAGCGGTCGCTGCTTTGTTCGCAAGAATAGCAATCGTTTTATCGCTGTTGAAGATGATGTAATGAAGGACGAATCCACAAACGATTGTGGACTTACCGCTTTGTCTAGCACAAGCAAAGATTGAATATCTGTTCTCAATCATAGAAAGAATCATATCTTTCTGATAATCGAACAAATCAAATGGTATCAGACCTTTATCAACATGAACAATCTTCATGTATTTTTCACAGAAATAGATGGGGTCTTCTTTACATCTTTGGAATTCTTGAATTAACTCCGCTGTCCATTCAATCTGAACCCCTTGTCTTTTTAGTAAAGGGTTCCCACGATAACTGTAATTCATTTCCATGTGATTTTACCGCTATGATAGACGCAAGGATAGTATGACTTTTTGAATTCTTCTGCTCTTTTGAAATCTTCGTCAATATAGACGTAGCTGATTCCTCTTCCTTTCAACCAACCTAATCCGAATAAGATATGAACTCCATTATCTAATAAAATTTCTGTCTTGTTATTCTTTTCATAACTTGGTTTGAATGGCAACTCTAGATTATCAAAAACCCTGACAATATCTGCTAGGTAATTTGTATTAGATAGAATAGCTATCACTTTATATTGTTCGAAATACATAGAAAACATTATTTCTGCAAGATGTCGCTCTTCATTAGCCAGATATTTGGAAATGAAATACTCTTTATCTTTCATACATTTTTCTATTTCGATTACATCTTCTATAGTCATCACTCTATTTAGTCATAAATAAAGTATATGGCTTCAACGAACCTTGGCACCTACTTTTTCGATGCATTATCTAAGGCAATCAGACAAGGAGTCATGCCTAAAAAGAGCAAAGAATCAACTGAATGGTTTCGCAACCAAGCTCAAAGTGTTGCGAAAATGAACAGAACCGATTTCATTAAGACAGGAGCAAAGAAACATACTCCAAGTAATATCGAAATCGGAAATATGTATTTGTTCAACTACGACCCGAAGCACAAGAAGACTCTTCCAGTTTATGATACCTTCCCATTGATATTCCCATTCAGCATTCAGAAGGATAGATTTTATGGTATCAACTTGCATTATCTTGCTCCCGCAGATAGAGCGAAACTAATGGACGCCTTAGGTTCAATTGCCAATAACGATAGATATGATGAAACCACGAAGCTAGGCCTTTCTTGGCAGGTATTGAAACAAGTCGCCAAGGGTAAGAAATATGAGGAAACGGTTCACTGCTACTTGCGTAAACACGTTAAATCATCAATGAAATATATCACACCATTATCTTGGGAATACACTATGATGTTGCCATTAGCTAGATTCAAAGGACCAAGAGCAGCA